AAAGCTATCTAGGTAACGAAACAGAGGAAGATGCAATTCTTCCAATTCTTCCACTACTACGCGAAGGCATGATTCGTCAGCACGCACGTGGTGTTGAAAATCTAATTCTTCTAGGTGGTGCCGCAGATGGTGCATACCCAACAGTTTCAGCTACTGCTGCTACTGGACTTCTAAAGTATGCAACAACTGGTGGTCGTTCAGTAACAGCAGCCGGTACAGCAACTCCGCTAACCGCAGCCGTTCTACTAACACTACGTAAGGCAATGGGCAAGTATGGTCTACGTCCTAATGACGTTGCATACATTGTTTCACAACAGTGCTATTTTGAACTACTAGAAGATGCTGAATTCCAGGACTTCAACCTAGTTAATACACAGGCTACTAAGCTAACTGGTGAAGTTGGTCAGATCTTCGGTTCATCCGTAATGGTCTGCGATGAATTCCCAGCCGCTGCAACTGGTAAATTCCATGCACTAGCCGTTAATACTCGTAACTTCGTTGTACCTCGTCTACGTGGTGTCACCGTTGAGAGCCAGTACCTAGTTGAAAATCAGCATAAGGTTCTAGCTACAACTCAGCGTCTAGGTTTCAAGGAAATTATTCCTGATGCTAAGTCAGTTATTGGTCTTAAGTACGCTTAATTCTAAATTAGCTGGAGAGGGGGTTGCTGCTACCAGCAGCCCCCTTTCTTATTAGGAGAAGATACTATGGGAGCACCATTAGTAGTCTTAAACGACTATAAAACCTATAAAAAAATTACTAAGACAGATGCGGACCCAGAACTACAATTTATACTTGATTCTGTAAATACTATGGTTAAGACATTTGTTGGACACTCTGTTATAGATTATTATACTACTCCTACTGTAGAAAGTTTTAATATAAAACAAGAACAGTCAGCAATACAATTAAATGAATGGCCTGTCAGAGCCGTAACGCTTGTTGAAACAAGAGAAGACTATGACAGACCATATGAAACCGTTAGTAGTGTTGAATACTTTATTGATAAAGGTGTAGACTGTCTTTTTCTACATGGAAAGTCTACTTTTTGGAATGAAGGCTATGGAGCAGTAAAAGTAACTTATACAGCAGGATACCAAGTAGTACCCGCTGATTTAAGAATTGCTTGCTTAGACTTAGTTCATCATTACTATAAAGAAGAGTATAAGGATCGTAAACAGATTGGAACAGCTTCAGTAGAAAATACTAGTAGATATTCCGGTTTGGCAAGCGAGTGGCCTCTACATATTATTAGAGTATTGGATATGTACCGTAATGTCTGATCTAGTCTCTAAAGTTTTAAGTACTTTAGAATCTTCTTCAAATTTACAGAAATATAGAAAGAAGATCAGTAATAGAAAATCTCATGTATTTTCTGGAAACTTAGAAAGATTTAAGGCTTCAGTCTTAGAAGGTGTTAGGCGACAAAGAGCAAAAGGATGGAGCGCTTCAGCTGATCAAGATAGCGAGTTAACCGTTGTAATCTCTGAGTATTTAACTAAACTATATTCTATACTATCTTTAGAAAGCCAATCTAAAATCTTTTCGTATGAAATAGTAGCTGGAACATCAACTAACTTTACCTCTATTATTAGAGGTAACGGGGACATTGAAAGTCATATACAGCTACTTAGAAATAAAGCTAATATAGGTAAAGTTTCTAATTCTATAAAAAGAATCTTTAGATTGTCCGGTAGAAATATCTCAGTAGATGTTGGTCATATGGAAGGGTCTACTGTAGCTCAGCAATTTGCTACAGCTATGTTATCTAAATTTGAATCAACTGGTAGAATACCTATTAATACTAGTGCGGGTGAAAAGCTAAAAGTACTAATAAAATATGATCCTATATCGGCTAAGTTACTAAATATTCACGTAGAAGACCAATTTGGTTTAGTAAATCAAAGTAGTACTATGGAGGCAGAAGTAGCGGCATTACTTAAAGAAGCTCTAGGGGACTTTATAGATAAGGAAATGCCTAATCTTATAAACCCTAAGCTTAATAGTGTAATAAATAGTTTTTTAAATGTAGCTAAGACTAAGAAAAAGACACCTAAACTTGCAGTTGCTGGTAAGCAAAAGTCTAGTAAGAGTAAAAGATTAAATACTAAAAATGGTAAATTAAGTGGTCGAACTCTCGAAAGTCCTGACAGCGTAAAATTAGAGCAAGAAGATATAGTCAGAAAAGTTCAAACACCAAAAAACTGGAACTCATTAATTAGAATAATAAATACTAAATTACCCCAAAAAGTTATTACTAATATGGGAGCACCTGGGTTAGTAAATAGAACAGGCACTTTTGCTAATAGTACAAAAGTGATAGATATACAAACTACTAAAGAGGGGTATCCAAGCATTGTATTTGATTATCAAAGAGGTCCTTATGATGTATTTGATAAAACAAAAGGAAAAGCGCCATGGAATACTCCAGCACGAGACCCAAGAGCTTTAGTTGACCGATCTGTAAGAGAAATTGTAAGAGAGATGGCAATTGGAAGATTCTTTACTAGGAGAGCATAATGAGCGAAAATAGAACACGTAGAAGCTCCATTGTAGAAGCTCTTACAAATAAATTTAAAACCATTAGTTACTCTAATGGCTATTCAACTGATTTAGGCGAGCAGGCATATCCCCGTATGAAATTCTGGGATGAAATCCAAGAGTTTCCTTGCGTTTGCTTAGTCGCTGGAGCAGAATCTATCGTTCACCAAGGCGGGGGAGCTAAAGATAGATATCTAGACGTCACTCTTCGCGCATACGTGAACGAAGAAGATACAACCCTCGCGTTAGAGAAATTACTAGAAGATGTCGAATTAATCATAGACAAAAATGGCAGGTTGGCATACGTTGACTCTTCTGGTAATTTTGGTACAACAAGAGACATCATTATAACATACATAGATACAGATCAGGGAGCTCTCGCACCACTTGGCGTTGGAGAGATGACCCTACAGGTAAAGTACGCATGAGTATTTTAGGAGACAATAAATGGCAGTAGGTGATTCCAATCTCTTTTTCAACAGAGATACAAAAGTATATGCAGTTCAGGCTACAGGTACTTCAACATATAACGTATGGGAAATCCCAATTCTAAACGGCTATTCATTTAGCCAATCAACAAACTCAAGTCAGATCACACTAAATGAAATGTCTGATGCTACCGGCAGAAGCCGTCGTGGTCAGCGCTCATTCAATGACTCACTTTCACCCGCTGAGTGGAGTTTTGATACTTACGCTCGCCCAACGCTAGCAACAGTAGTTCGTGCCCCAGAAGAACTTCTATGGCACTCAATGTTCGCAGAAACAAACTACACTGCAGCTGCAGGACTAGTTGCTGGTCTACCAATTACTAGTGCTACTATTAGTGGAACTACTCTAACAGCAACCTTCACATCAGCAGCTCCTGCTGGTGGCACATACTTTGATGCCGGTGATTCTATCACAGTATCAGGTCTTTCTGCCGCAACAGGTACAGTAGGCGCCAGCGGCACTTTCGTAGTTACTGCTTGCACAAATGCAACCGTTAGCTATACTGTTCCAGCGTCTGTTTCAGGTGTAGTCACAGTATCAACTGGAAAAGTAAAGTCAACAACTTTTGCTACAACAGCAACTGAGCTAGACTTCTTCACAACCAGCTCAAACAAAACAAGATTAGGTACTTTCGACCTATACTTTATTCTTGGTGCCAATAAAGCAGTTTCTGATGGTGCAGCTAATGGAGTTTTTGTTGCCAGTGATGCTACAACTATCTATAAGCTAGAAAATGCTTGCGTAAATGAAGCGACTATTAACTTTGAAATTGATGGTATTTCTACACTTTCATGGTCAGGTATGGGTAAGACAATTACAGAAGTAGCCGCAGTAGACTTTACAACAGGTGGGTATACATTAACTACAACTGGTGTTGCTTCTACAGCTAACATGATTCGTAACCGTCTAACTGCTCTAACTGCCGTCGGCGTTAGCCCAGTAGCTAAAACATACAACGTAACTTTAACAGGTGGAAGCATCACAATTAGCAACAACATGAGCTTCTTAACTCCTGAAGTTATTGGTATTGTGAACCAGCCACTAGAGCACGTTACTGGTACTCGTTCAGTATCTGGTTCTTTCACTTGCTATCTTGATGAAGGTACAAATGGAAGTATCGATCTTTACCAGGATCTACTAAGCGCAACTACTATTGTTACCAATAAATTCCAGTTACAATTCTTTGTTGGTGGGAAGGGAAATACAGTAGGATATCCAGCATCACCAGGTGTTATGTTCGATATGGGACAGTGCCACTTAGAAATTCCTACAATCAATATCGATGACGTAATTGGATTCGAAGTTAACTTCACTGCACTACCAGAAAATATCAGTGGTACAGATGAACTAACAAAAATTCGTTACGTAGCCTAATTAAAAATAGTTCTTGACTTTTAGAACCACACGATCTATAATTATAGAAATTCGGGGGAGCAGGAGAAATTTTGCTCCCCCCTTTGTTTGAGATATGTACAACTTTAAGAAAAACGTAAAACTGTACATCGTAGAGAATGGCAATAAACATTCTATCGAAGTATATTCCGACGTCTCTGCTTCTCAGACTTTTGACGAGCAAAGCAATAAATTAAAAACTCTGCATGATTTAAATGCCCTGCATGAAAGTGCTAGCATTACTAAAGCAAATATAGGTAATTTTAGTTTTACTACCCCTATTCATAATACTACAGTAACCCCTATTGTTTTAACACTAGGAACTACTTATTCTAGCGGAACAGTTTCTTTCTTCGATATTTATATTGAGAGCGACAATGTTATCTATAAACTAGAAAAAGCAGTTATAGAGTCAATGACTTT